GGCGGTGTATATACCAATTCTGGCTGTCCGTAGAAATACCCGAAGGTAAAGTCTTCGCCTGCCGATGTCCATAATTCTAGGACACGTGGTAATGACGTAGATGTTCCATTTATTTGGAAACCACCTGCGAAATCTTCCAAGTTACTACTTCCATCGCCTGAGGAGGCTACAGTAAAACGAGCATCTTTGTAGAAAGGCACCTCAAACTCAAGACAGGAATTAGTATTTGACACTGTTAAGGATGAACCAACAGTACCATCATCACATGCTAAATAACTATATGCTATTTTATTCTTATTTCCGTAATCCATGGTATAACGCGTAAATTGGCTCGGGGCCACTAACGCATCATCCATGGTCGTCAATCTGCTAACATGTATAGTAGCGGGGTTCATAAGGTCCTCCCTATATGGTACAAGGGGGACTGCTTTGTATCTACAAGAACCCCGCATCACACAAAACATAGTACGGAAATAGCTAACATACGTTTGATGCACATAATTGATGTTGTTAAGTCCTCCAATAGCATCATGGAATTTTACGCCGGGTCCCTCTAAAGGGTTTAGCGGATATATGGGGTGTCTAAAGTACCAAAGAGAGTCTAATGATAAAGCTTTGACATCAATGGTATCTAAACACATATATCTACAATATCTCTTCATCAGAGCACGAATAGAATGTATGTGTTCACCGCAATAGACTTTTGCTATTGAAGGTTGTTTAGGCCTTATAGAAAGTGAATATACTTGAGGATCCATGGTCACAGGGTTTTGTGTTCCAGAATCTATTCCAGATTCAGGTACAACCGTCTGATACAAATCTAACAAATCAGAGGGAGCGTAAACCCTGTAATCATCACCAGCTTCCATGTACATCAATATATCCACTGATTGATCCCCAGTCACAGGTGATGTGAGCGTATTAACTACCCACACTGAAATAGTACCATTACCTGTATTAGGTTCACATATTGAGTCTATATTAGCCTTCTCCAACCTTGTAGTAGTTATGGGTGACAGCGCAGAATGTTTACCAGGCCAATAATGATTCCTTATGGCAGTGCTTTGCATATTACCAATATCGAACGTAATACGCCTTTGCTCTGTTATATCCAATATTTGAACGTAATTAGTATTCAACTCGAGAGTAGCAGGTGTTTCAAAACAATCATAAACAATAGCTAGTCTTCCCTTATGGAACTGGGAAGCAACAACCTCTAAAGTGAATTTCAAATTACCACTCCAATACTGGAAAGGCAGAGTCATAGCACCTACAGCACTAAGGTAAACATCATTGCTGGTTGGTACAATACACGGATCAACCAAGAAATTAAATATCCTATCACCTCGCGCAAAATTGGTGGCCCATGCGTACCTCCTCATCAGTGTTCGTGTCTTGGCTATGTTAATAATGGACATATCATCGCCAGACATAGATCCCCACACTGAAGGGTCAATCGATAATTCTTGCTTTGGATCTAAGGTCAATTTAGCGGACAGATCTGGTCCTTCTGTCACAGCTAATGTGCCCACAGGTAAAGGCTTGACTTTCTTAGATTCTTCGATATCACATGGTCTAGAAAAACCCAATGCTTTTGCGACGTTAGACGACACTTTCAAAACAATTTCCGTGGCTCTAGCATATGGTGAAAACCATCCAGCTGAAGCTATAGGGGAGAAAAATTGACTAGCTGTGTTTAATGCGCCACTAACAGTACCACCATATTCGTCTCCTGATTGAGGAGATAATCCTATGATATTGGTATTGGTAACGCCAGCTAATTCAACATTCTCCATCCAAGCGAATATAGAAACCGTAGCTGGAATAGTTGTTGTGGTATCATTTGCTTGCTCTAGATCACACAAAGTTCTAATGGACAGTGATCCTAAGCTCTGAGCCGCTGTGACAACATAAGGTACGTCAAAATAGTCATAGGGCCACATGAATGGTGCCTCTAAAACACCTGCTATATTTAAAGCAGGGTCAACCATAATATGTGGTCTTTGTGACAAACGCACTGAATCGTACCAATCTGATGTGTTTTTGTAATAAGCATCGTAAATTTGTAGTGGATTATAGGATATCATTAACCTGCCATAATAAAATGAGTTGCCATTGATAGTCACCTTAAGTTTGAGCGTTCCCCGTAATAATGTATAATTATTAATCCTATTCTGAACCCTAGGATTATTCAAAAACAAATCCCAAGGGTATATAGTGACATACGGGTTAGAATTAACTGCCCACTCTAGTTGATGTATCAATACAGGTCTGGATAAAAAGTTCCCCAGATCTGTATCGTTAATATTACTAGCTGTTCTCATTTCATCAAAAACAGGTGATGTTTCGTCGGCTAAACCGGATGCTTCACCACCATCTAGGAAATCTACAGTACCGGACTGAGGAGTTAAAGTCGAATTTCTTAATTCGTAACGTATAATTTTTATGTAAAATATATATAAAATGTAAAATATGTAATTTGTGGTCGATAATTCATTAATGACATCACAACCAAGATGCCATACGGGGGAGTTTTATCCGTGAGTTCCCCACGCGCATGGATGTTGATCATGAACAGAAACTCTTCCTTAAAAGAACATGATCTATGCGACTTCTACGTATTTACGGCGCCAAAGATCCATCCTGCTATCAAAATCTTTGGCTAACGCCGTTCGGCATAAGGCTTTTGTTACACCATCCTCCATGGTGTCTGCTATCTCAATCAGTTGAGCCCTACGCAATTCGTATTTAACCCTACCATGATAAAACCACTCATGTAAAGCGGAATCCATATTGGTGGCAAGGGTTAGTGAGATATTATTAGGACTGACAGGTTTGTGAATAGTGCACAGGCGTTTGAAAATAGAATTCTCATTCAAAACAGCCACATACATGCCAAATTCCCTATCGTATCTAAATGTACGTTTAAGGAACTCGACAGTACTAATGTGCTCAAACTTTTCAATTTTGCCAGTCTTGTGGGCATCTGTAAGAACGTACCCAACAAAACCTAACTCTGTCGAAATTGCTTTGCCATTATAAGAAACCAACGCAGAACCCACCACTAGATCATCTCCATAAGTCAAAGTGTGTGTGACATCTCTAAATCGTCTAAAACCACTTGTGATCCAACCCTTGACATATCCTCCATCGTAAAGTGTATAAAATACAACCCTCATCAACAAGGAATTATTAATGGAATTAAAATAGACCGTTCCATTGTGTCCAGACACCGTGGCTCCATGTAACATTAGTATATCACCGTTCATACTAATTACAGGCCATGCGACATCAGTTATCAATCCTATAAGGATCTTCTGTTCCTCCTCACTCCATCCCCAGGTATTGGCTATCATTTGCAACACCTTACCAGACGCGAATGTAACTTGAGCGGCCATAGTTGTATCATAATCTTTATAATCCAACGCTATGATGCGGTTTACCCCAAACTTCACTAAATATTTGTACAAAAAGTTCCATTGGGGACTCTCAGGGTTCACACCCACCGCACATTCACTCAACAACATATCTTCGCTCAAGAATGCGTATATAGGCAATAAATATCGCCTACAAATCATCTGATAAGCAATAGGTGCAGCATTCACTAACCTGACTTTCTCTTTAGCCTTGTCAGTTGCCTCTATCTTTGGGAATGTTTTAAAAACAGGATAACAGCGTTTACCTTCTAGGTAACTGGTCTTATATTTGCTCTCCATCTTGGCAAATATATCAGTGTTACACACATAATAACTCTCACCTGTCGATGGGTCAGTCGTCAAATCAAAATAACGTGATTTGGTGCCACTCAACGGGAAACCCACAGACGTATTCATAGCCATACCATCAATAAACTGTCGACTCTTAACACCATTGATTACCTCATGGTCTGTTAATACTCTTTTAAAAACACACTCCTTAGCAGTTTCTAAGAGAGGTTCGACATAATCTAAAAGGGCTAAATCTAACAAGTCCCTATCTATTGATGGCTTTGGTTTTGTATACCTTCTCAATGTGAAAAACCACTTCTCCTTTCTACCCAATGTAGGGTGATCAAGGAGTGGTGGTCCCCATTGCTTCGTACAAC